TGCTCGACCCGCCGGCGCTGGCGCTCACGCCCACGCGCCCGATCGCCGAGGCCGCAAGCTGCGCAAAGGTCTGCGCGAGGGTCTTGGCCGCGTCCAGTTGCGTCGCCCGGTTCGCGTTCAGGATGTCGGCGTTCACGCGCGCCGCCTGCAGCACGTAGTTCTTCGTGGCCTCGTTCTGGCTGATGAGCGCCTTCCAGTGCTCCACGTCCTGGGTCACGATGAACCCGTACAGGGCCTGCAGCGCCGGGATGGCGTCGCGCAGGTTCTGCTGCTCAAGGTCGGCCTGCTTGATGGCGATGTCGCGGCTGATGCTGCTGACCTTGTTGTGGAACTCCTGGCCCACGGCTTCGAGCCTGGCGTTCAGGGCGCCGGTCGGGAAATCGAACCCGAGGGCTTCGTCCTGCAGCGTGGCTTCGTCCACCTGGGCCTGCGCGATGGCGGCCTCACGCTCTCGGGCCCGGTCCCAGATTGCCGCCTCGACGGTCGCGTCCAGGCCGGTGCCGCCGGCGAGCCGGGCTTCCAGCGTGGCGCGCAGGGCGCTCGCTTCTTCCAGCGCCGGCTCTTCCACCGCGCCGAACTCCACGTCGACCACGGGCGATGCGACGACGGCCGCATAGAGCTCGGCGGCGGCCTCCTGCACCAGCAGGATGAACTGATCGGCCAGCGCTTCCGCCCGGCCACGCTCCTCTGCAACGACTTCTGCGGGGGTTGCCATGGTCTTAGCCTGCCTTCCGGTTCTTGCTGCTGTTGATGTCGACCTGCATGCTGCGGATCGTGTACGCCGCGCCGGCCGTGTTGACGTAGCCGAAGGCCAGCGCGTTTTCGCGGATGCCCCGGCCCAGAATGGCGCGGCTGATGCCCGAGCTCTGCGCATGCAGCGGGTACTGCCACTCCGTGCCGCGCGCCACGGCCTTGCCGCCGGCCAGCACGCGCACCTTGCCTTGGTCGGCGCCTTCGTCCCCGCGGATGCCGAGGTAGACGTTCCCCGACATCGTGACGGGCTCAGCGCCCAGGTACGGGCCGCGGAACGGCGCGCTGATGTCGGTGCCGGCGTCCGTCTCGCCACCCAGCGTGAAAAGCCCGCTGGCGTTGGCCGCGTGCGTCGGCGTCAGGCCCACGAATGCGAAGCTGGCGCCGTACTCAGTCACGGCCCCGGTTCGCGTGTTCATCACGATTGCGGTCATGCTCACACCCTATACAGCTTGATGTCCCGGTCCAGTGGGTCCGCCGGCTGGTCAGGCCCCGGCATGAACTCGTCGGACCATGTTTCGTGCACGCCGTCGCGCACCTCGACGTGCCGGTCAGCAGCCAGCGCGGCCACCAGGTCGGGCATGTAGAAGTAGCTCGACCCTGTGCTGCCGTCGTCCTCTTTGGCGTCGCACTTCGTGGCCTTGAGCAGCCACAGCGCATCGGGGAAGTCGGACAGCTTGAAGCTCCTGGCGTACAGCTGGCCCGTGACGTAGCGGTCATGCGGGGTGAGCCGGCCGCGCTCGATGGTCGAAAACTCGATGCCGGTTGTGCTCTGCGCCTTGGCCGCCGCGTCGCCGGTGATGTCGGGCCGCACGTCCGCGCACACGATTGCCGGGCTTGTGCCCTGGTGGCTGCAGATCGTCTTGATCTGCGTCATCGCCTCAATTGGCAAGCCGAAGGACGGCGGCATGCGGACAATCATTTCCTGCTTGTCGGGCTCGCCGGTGAGAAAGTAGTACGGGTTCTGCTTGACGATTTCCTGAAACTCAAACGCTGGGCGCGTGGCCGTCGCAGTCGTCAGCAGTGTGCTTGCCGCAGCGCCTTTCCAGTTCGTCTCAAGGTAGATCGTGACGGTGTATTCAGGCTGGGCATGCTCCACCATGTCGCCCAGGTAAGCCCCCGCCGAGTCGCGCCATTCCGCCCCAGCGCAGTTCACAACAACCTTGACGGCCGCGTAGAACTGGCCCTTGTGGTCAAAGTCGACAACGTATCGGCTGGTCAGCGTATAACTGCCGGTGTTTATGGGGCGCTCGTCAGCAACGGTTGCTGGCGTGCCCCAGATTGGCAGTGAGCCGCGTGGAAACGCAGTAATCGCCGCCCGCACTGCGGGGCCAATATCCAGCGGAGCAGCTAGGGCAACCCACTCCGCTCTTGTCGACGTTACCCCAGGAGCATCCCCGGCGAACGTGTACTCAAATTCCGAAGAGGCAGTTGATGCAAGGGTGTGCGCGGAAGCCGTCGTGTTTACATGAGTGCGCCCATCGCATTCACCCGTGGTGTTGCCCTCCAGCAGCTTCAGATCAGCCCAGCCAAGAACATATTGAATCCTTGGGCTCGTTTCCCTGGAGTATTGCGTGTCAATCCTGAACTTTCGGATTTGAGCAATGCCATACCAAAGCGATGTTCCAAGCGTTGTGCTCGGGTCGGGTACGCCAACTTCGACCTGCCCCGCCCGCCAGTACACAGAGCCTGTCGCGCTGGTGTCAATCTGAAGCTGCGGGTAAATCGCCGTCGTTTCGGCCGGTAGGGCAATGGTTTTAAATTCAACCGTCGTCGCCGCCGCGGTGAATGTGCCTTCTTCTCGCGTGGCGGTTTCGCTTACGGTAAGCGAGCCGTCCGGGACTGGCAGGTCTTGGTCGTATACGACGCGGGTCTTGTAAGAAATCGGCCCCAGGCCATCGGTCCAGCCAATGCTCCCCCCCGCGCCGCCAGCGCCAAGATACGTGATTTTCAAGTCAACGTTGCTGGAGTCAGTGCTTTCGCCGAGCGTGGAAGATGTGCTGCCGCTTGGTGGGGCGCTCGCTCCGATCGGGCCCGTGATCGACACGACGTTGCGCTCGGCGAGCGAGTAGCTTGTTTCACTCAGCCTGGCGAGGCGCTCGTTGGCAAAGCGTGCGGTGTAGATGCCGAAGGTTGGCGATGTCGTCGCCAGTCGGATGTGCTGCAGCAGAGCTTCCGTGCCTGCAGCCGTTGTCGCCGCGGGCGCGTGCACCGGGTTTTCGGGGCTGAGAAGGATTGGGTCTGACAGCGCCATGGTGTAAAGCGCCGTGCCGTCCGGCCCGTAAATCACGTTGTCGATGCCGTAGTGCACATTCGCAGTGGTGTAGTTCGATCCCACCTGAAGGCAGATCGGCACCACCGGATTCGCCGAGCTCAATGCGCCTGCGATGCCGCGCGGCGCGTAGTCCCACAGCCGCAGCGGCGTGGTGTCGGTCAGCACCATCGGGTGCGCGAAGTAGGACGCTGCACCCCTGGCCCTGAAGACGTGGTTCTCGCCTTCGATGTCGGTCTTGACCTGGGGAACTTGCCTGGGGTCGGTGGCCCACGAAACAGTCGGCAGCGTGCGCCGCTTGAAGATCCTGGGCGTTGCCCAGTTCGTCACCACCGCGAAGCCGTGCGGAAGCTCCGTTTTCGGCTGGTCCTGCAGCGGCCACAGCTGCACCTGGTGAATGCCGCTGTTGCTCACCACCCGCATGGTTGAGCCGTCCGGCAGCCTGTAGGTGATGGCGTGGTAGCCGGCCAGCGAAAGGCTGATGTCCCCGAGGTGGCGGGCGAACGCCTTGCGCGCTTCCGCGATCAGGCCAGGGCTGGCCTCGCCCTGCATCACGCTCAGCCATGCGGCTTGCGTGTCGTTGTTGTCCCCTGCGCTGGCTTCCCCGCGAGGGTTCAGCGGCTTGAGCCAGGTCACTGCGGAACCGCGATGTACTGAGACAGCGGGGAGTTCTCGATCACCGCCGCCGCCACCGACGTGATGCTGCTGGCCACCAGGTAGCGCCGATCGGTCAGGGACCGGCAGGAACCGTCCGAGTACAGCGCCGTGATGGCGCGGGCAGCGATGCACAGCGCACCGTCGTTGCCGTCGCCGGCCAGCCCGGGGCCTTGCGAGCCCATGCGCATCAGCGCGCCGCCGCGGCAGGCCACACCGGACCCGAGAAGCACCGGGCCGTCGATCTGGCGCACCATCGGTAGCTTGTCGAACTGATTGCCGGGGCCCATGAAGTGCAGGCCTTCCGTGGTGCCGATCCAGATGCCGGTTTCCACGGGCTGCACCATGGTGATGGTGCCGCCGAAGCGCCGAGCGCTTTCCTTCACGTCGAAGAGGTGCAGCGTGCGGGCCTTGGTGGCATAGAGCGTGTCGCCCACCGCCAGCAGCATGCGGCCGCGCCAGAACCGCGGCAGGATGCCGCCGGCCAGCGGCGCCTTGCAGTAGTGCGTCATGCAGCGCCGCACCCGGCTGGCCGCGCTGGTGAACGTGAAGGTGCTGCCCGAGGTGCTGCCGGCATAGAACTGCTCGGTCCCGTTCGCCGCGGTCACGTAGACGTTCAGCGTGTGGTCGGCCAGGGTCGGCAGGCTGGTGAGGGCCAAGCCACCACCGGATACCGTCACGGTGCCCGAGTAGGCCGGGCCGCCCTCTAGGCCATCCGACGTGCGGCGGTGCGTCACGCACCACCTGTAGACGCCAGGCGCAAGGCTGCCGGTGGTGTTCGCACCGCTGCCGGCGCCGGCAGGGACCGGAACACCCCAGGGCAGGCGCGACGTGCCGGCGGCGTTGACCACGCCCGAGGCCGTGCCGTTGGTGTAGATCACGCGGCCATCCGGCAACTCCTCAAACCACATGCGGGCCGTGCCCACGCTGGCGTGGAGCGTGCCGCCGCCCACCTTCACGAGGTTGCCGGCCAGAACCGCCAGCATCAGCGACGTGCCTTTCCACAGCGAGGTGTAGACGCCCGAGCTCGCCAGCGCGAAGCCCGCGCGCCGCACCATCCAGCCGTCGTTGTCGACGTAGCAGTTCGTGGCTTCCACCAGGTCGCCCGGCTTCAGGCTCTCTTCGTCAAAGCCGGTGTTCTGGTTGTCCAGACCCGTGAATCGGTCGATCTTCATGCCAGCGCCCGCCTCTTGAACTTGATGGCCGACATATGGCCGAACCGTGCCACGCAGCCCAGCGAAGGCACTTCGCTGCTGGAATCGCCGATGGTGGTCATACGCCCAAACCGGGTAATGACGCCCAGCGACTTCATGGGGAACACGTTGCCCCCGCTTGAGTAGCCGGCGCCGAAGTTGACGATGCTGCCGAGAGATGTCAGGGCATGCTGCGTGTCGAAACTTGCAGCGTAAGAGCCCAGGTTGACGATGTAACCGAGCGAAGCAAGTGCGCTAAGCGGCTCGCTGCCCGGCGCCCCCAGCGCCGTCGTGCCTAGAGCGGTGACGCCAAAGGTCATGTCACGCCACGCGGATCACTCGGACCTGCGCTCGCTCCGGCGCCGCGCTGGCCCCGCTTGCCTGCGTGTGAACACGGATCACATCGCCAGCCGCCAGCCTCAGCGTCACGCCTAGCGATAAAGCGAAGTCGGCCGCTGGCGTCGTGGCCATGGCAATTCGTGCGCTCGCCGCGATGGCGTTGATGTTGGTGGTCAGCTCGGTTGAGTTGAGCGACAACCCGATGTTTGAAGCCCCGGAGAAGACGTCCGTGTAGCTGATGGCGTAGATGCCGTCAGTGTTGATCGTGAACGTGGCGCCGTTGGCCGCGGAATCGGCGTAGGTGATGTCGGCCCCGGTGTTGAGCAGGGTGTTGGTGAAGCGCCGAATGCGGGTGTTCGTGCTGCCGTGGCCGTTGCCGCCCTGAACCCACACCTCGCTGCTGGGCGCGGCCAAGCTCGCGGCCACCATCGCCTCGGTGACGGTCTTGGTGCCCGCCGAGAAGTTCACCAGCGACCCGCCGTTGCTTGATGCAAAAACGGTAGCTCGGGTCAGGGTCAGCCCCGAGGCCGTCCAAATACCCTCATTCACTTCCCACTCTGTGTTGTCCGGGCTGGCGACGGCATACCGCACCGTTGCGCCGGTGGTGTGCGCCGAGAAGCCGCGGAAGCCGGCTGGCGGGGAACCCGCCAGCGTCAACGGGCCAGTGCCCGTCGTAGTCGTCGTGTCTGCAACCCGGTCCCGAAACTCAAGAGCCATGCTGCCCTCCGGTCAGGGAACCAGGCTGAAGATTTTGTAGGCCGACGACGGCATGGCCACGTTCACGTTGCCGCCCGAAGTCGTCACGGGGAAATTCGTGATGTCGGCGTCGTCCACGTAGATCAGCAGCGGGCTCGTGGCGTCCGTGCCGCTTTCCTTGCTGAAGACGATGGCGTTGCAGTCGCTGCCAGAGGCCACGGCCGCAAACGAGATGTCGGCGGCATCGAAGATCCCGCCGGTGGCGGTCTTGCTGGCCAGCGTCACTGTGGCCACGATGTGCGCCGCGATGTCATCACGGAACTCGTCGGTGCTGAAGTTCGGCACGTAGCCGTCTGCCATCAGGTGCACCTTGATGGTGTCGCCCACCCAGTCGATCTGCTTGGTGAGCGTGAGCTCGGCGCCCTTGGGGTACAAGCGTTTGGTCATGGGCGGGCTCCTGGGTCAGAACTCTTGGAAGACCGTTGTGCACGGCGCGCGGTCGTCCTGCTTGCGCCTGGCGTTGGCGTCGATGCGCTCGCCGAAGGCGCGAGTGAACAAGGCCTCGGCCTCCATCGCCTTCGTGCGGTTGAACGTCTCGGCGTCTTCCTTGCTGTAGGCGCGGTACATCATCCAGTCCACAAGGCGGATGTGCAGCCGGGTCGGGATCTCGGGCGTGTCGTCGTCCGCGGCCATGGGCGCCAGCGGCTGCCGGAAGACCTGCAGGCGCAGCGTGTCGTCTACAACCGGCTTGGGCACCAGCGTCAGCTTCCACTGGGCGCCCTCGCGGTCCAGCAAGGCCATGGCCGGCGTGCCGGTGCGCTGCTCCCAGCCGGAGCCGGACACGCCGGACTGCCAGCTGAGGGACTGCGTGCGCCAGTCGCGCGGCGTGACGCCGGCGCCGCGGTCCATGGCCGCCGTCGATGACAGCGACAACGGCACGCTGCCCAGGTCCAGCTTGGCGCGCTCCACGCGGAGGATGCGCGCGTCCAGCAGATAGGCCGCCGTGCCGGCGACAACATCCACCTCGCAAACCGCGACGGTCATGGTGTCGCGCAGCAGGCTGGCGCGCTCGGCCGCCTCGTTCTCGGCGTCGTTGACGAACTCTTTGACCTCAGCGTCGCTCCACAGGTACGGCTCGGCCGTGTCCTGCGCCCGCGAACGGAAGGCGGCGATGAGGTCTTCGAGCGTCACGGCAATCAGCCTTGGTCTTCGTCGTTGATGAGCGTCCAGGCGCTGTTGCGCTCGTCGGCCAGAACCGTGAAGCCGGCGCGGGCAGACAGTTTGCGCACGTCGGGCTTGCCATCACCGTTGAAGTCGCCGTCCTTGGGGTCGGCGAGCATGGCCTTGATGGCCTTCACGATGAGGTCGATCTTCGTGTCCGAAGGCGGGCCATCGTCAGAAGGCAAGGCGTCCATACCCTCGGGCAGGCAGCCTTCCATCACCGCCTGGCGGTGGAACATCTTGGGCACCTCCACCAGCTCAGGGCCGACGACGAAGGTGTGGCCCGTGGTCAGGGCCATGTAAACGGGGGTTTCGGTCGGGGAACGGAATTTCATGTTGTGTCCTCTGTTGCTCTGCGGCAAAAAACCCCGCCGACGTGAGCCGGCGAGGAAACCCGATCAAGGTTCGGATCAGCCTTGCGTGAAGGCCGAACGGCCGCGCACGTAGTACTGCACTTCCAGGCGCACCTTGCCGGTGGTCGGAGTGCCGCCGCCGGAGGTCCACGTCACCGTGATGTTCGGCTGGGTGGCCGTGACGATGAAGCCCGTGGGCACCAGCGCAACGCGGGCGGCCAGCGCGCGGATGTTGCCGTCCGTCAGGTAGCGCGTGGCGCTGCTGGCGTCGCCCACGTCCATCACGTCGGTGGAAGTCGAGTTCCAGGCTTCGGTGGTGACGAGGGCGCCGCTGACGACAACTGCGCCGGGCGGCAGCTTCAGCGCGGGGGCTGCGACGTTGCTGGCGATGTCGGCCAGGTTGATGTCCACGAAAGCGTGGATGAGCTCTTGGCGAGCGGAGTTCTGGGTGATGGGCACGATGGCCTCCTTTCAACAACAAGGGGAAGGAAAAGCCACGCCCCAGCCGGAGCGTGGCCGGGGCTGCATCACTGCAGGTAGTGGTCGCAGGTCACGACACCGAAGTCCTGCACCGACCCGTTGTAGATCGAGTAGAACTTGGGCTTCAGCAGGCCGAACATCTTGTCGACGTTGATGCCGGCCTGACTGTCGTACTGGAAGAGCTTTTCCACCCAGTCCGGACTGCCGAGGTCGGCCATGCCCAGGGCCTGGGCGCCGCACAGCAGCGAGCGCGTGCCGTTGATGGCGCTGCCGCTGCCCCACTTCGAGCCCGACGCGGCGCCCTTGGTGTTGTAGACCAGGCGGTGCTCGTGGATCACCACGCCGTCGATGGTCACAGTGCCGCCGGTGAACCACGGGCTGTCGGTGCCCATCTTGGTGGCCACGCCCACCACTGCGCGCTGGTAGTCGGCGTCCTTCTTCAAGTTCGCCAGCGTGCCGGGCGCCACGAAGAGCACGTAGTACTCCTTGCCACCCGACATCAGCGGCTTGACGTAGTTCTCCTTGGCGTAGGCCACGAGGTCCACGATCATCTTGTACGACGGCAGGTAGCTGCTCGTGATGCTGGCCGTGTTGGACACGGCGAGCGAGGTGCCGTCCCACATGAGGCTGCGAGCACTCGACGGGGCCGACACGTCACCGGCGAAGGACAGCAGCGGGAACGGCGAGCCCGTGCGCGGGGCGCCGTTGTTCTTCATGGCGTAGCTGACGCCCGAGAGGCTGAGGAACGCCAGTTGGTCGGCGCGGTTGGCCAGCCAGTAGGCCAGGCGGCTGCGGCCCATCTCGCGGAAGTTGATGACCGTCTTCTGGTCGCTCATCTTGCCCTTCGAGCGCACGCCGTGGCTCAGCAGGTCGATGTTGATGACCTGGCTGTACGACTGCATCGCCTCTTCGTTGCCCTCGCGCTCGTTGTCGCCGATCACGCCGTCTTCCACCAGGTCGGCGACGAGGTGCATGATGACCTGCTCGCCCTTCTCGGTCTTGGTGAGCTCGGTGACGCGCTGGATCACGGCGTTGTCGCCGGAGCCGATGAACTTGCCGATGAACATTTGGTCGCGGGCGGCTTGCCACACGTCCCGGGACCAGACCAGCTTCTGCTGGGTGGTGAGTTCGCTGAATGCGGTGAATGCCATGAAGGCCTCCAATGGATTGAGTCAAAACAAGGGTTTGTTTTGAGCAGTCCGCCGCTCTCCGCGAGATCGCGGTTAAGGTCCGCGCGCCCGCTTTGGTTAACGCCTCAAGCTCGGCGAATCCGCACCTTTGCGGGGTGCGATTCCGGCTGAATCAGGCCCCTACGTGGGGCGATTCAGACTCACACGTCGCCGCGAAGCCGCTTCTTCTCGGCCTCGGGCAGCGCCGCAAACTCCTCGTCGGTCATCTTCTCGATGTCGACTCGGGCGGTCGCCGTGGCCCGGTTGCCCTTCCCGCCGAGTTCCGGGGGTTGGGCTGCCGCTGCCGCTGCATTCCGCTGCCGCGCTGCCAGCAGCCTAGCGGCGGCCGGGTCGTCCTTTGTGGGTGCCGTTCCGTCGCCGTCCAGGCCGAAGCGCTTGGCGGCCACCACCACCGCCTGGCGCAGCGCCTCGTGCGCGGGCTTGCCCTCGGCGATGAGTCGGTCGCGGCGGGCCACCACGAAGTCAATGGCGTCCTGATCGGCCTCGGCGCCCTTCTCATCCAGTTGCGGGTACAGCTGCTTCATCTCCGCCGCCGTGGCCTTCAGGGCGGCGGCCTGCTGCTGCTGGGTCATGGTGGCCTGGCTGGCTTCCAGTTCCTGGCGCGCGGCGGCCTTGGCCTGCTGCAAGGTGTGCTCTTGGATCTGCTCGTCCAGTTCCAGCGCGCGGTCATCGTCGCCGCTGGCCAGGGCCTGCAGGCGCTCGCGCATGGCCGCCTTCAGGTTGAAAGCGGGCGGGTCGTCGGCTGCGGGTTCCTTGGCCGGCGCGGTCTTGGTGCCAGCGGTCAGTGCCGCCAGCGCAGCGGTGGCCTGGGCCAGTTGCTCGGCCAGGGCCTTGCGCTCTTCGTTGACCTCATCAAACCGGCCCTTGGGGATCATGCGCGGCACCTGGGCATCGGCGCCCGGGTCGGCATCGGCTGCCGCCCTGGGTTTGGCTGCGGCGGCTGCGCGCTCGGCTTCCTCGGCCGCCAGTTCGGCCGCGGTCGGGCCGTTGCCGTTGTCCTCGTCGTCGGCGGGCGTGTCCGGGTTCGCCGGGTCAATCAGCGTGGCGGTGCTGTCGTCTTCTTCGTCGTGAGTCAGTCCGGGCATGGTCTGTGTCCTTTCGGGTTGGTGGTGAATCAGGCCGTCTGCGCGGCTTGGGTGGAACTCATCGCTTCTTGAGCTCTGCGAACGTCACTTCAAAGCAGTACTGGCGCGCGGCCAGGGCTACGGGCGTCGGTCGGAAGTTCATCGTGGCGCTCCTTGTGCAATGTCCATGCGCTCAATGCCCTCGCCTGCGCCCTCAGCAGGCGATGCGGGCACGGGCGGGAAGTTGGGCGAGGTGTTCGGCTGCGCGCCGGGCAGCGGCATTGCGTCGATGCCGGCCGGCGCCTCGGGCACGATGGGCGCCGAGTCGCGGTCAACAAAGCCAGCACTGCGCAGCAGCGCATCGGCCAGCGGCGCAACGCCGGGCACCGCGACGATCTGGTTTGCCGCCTGGGTGGCGCTGAACATGCCGGTGACGCCGGCCTGCACCGCGTCGGCATCGGTCTTGCGCGCCTGGGCAGCCAGCAGCGCGGCCTTGGCCTCGGCCAGCGGGTCCGCCGGCGCCGTGGCGTTCTGCATCTGCTCCACGATCTCGGCCTTGCGGCTGAGCGTAGACGACTGCACCACCACGGTGTCGGGGATCAGCACGCCGGCCTTGCGCATCTCCATGGCCTGCTGGAACTGGCCGTTCTCGAACGTGGCCGCGATGGGCTGCTCGCTCACCACCACGTCATAGTCGCCCTCGGTCAGGTCGTTGATGTAGACCCCGCGCTCAGCGTCGAACTTGTTGACCGTGATGGGCGTCTCCACCGGCTTGCCCGTCGTGAAGTCCGTCTCGGTGATGATGAACGTGCGTTCCTCGGTGTAGAACTGCTGCGTCAGGGCCTGCAGCTTCTCGGCCAGCAGGTGCCGCGTGCGCGCCAGGTTGTCCAGGGGCACCGCGATCTGCTGCTGGGCGGCGAACTGCTGCGTCTGCCGAGCCACGCCAGAGGTGTCAACGCCATCCTGCCCGCGCATGGCGTCGGGGATGGTCACGCTCTTCAGGGCGTTGGTGACTTGCTCGATGTAGCGGTCGTGGCCGCTGGGCACCTGGGCCGGCTGGATCTTCTGCGGGTACTGCGAGCCCTTGCGCACCACGATGTTGAGGCCGGTCATCGCGCCCTTGGCCGCGAACTCGACGTCACTCATGTTGACGATCGAGTTCTCTTCACTGATCCAGCCGCTGTTGGCTGCGCTGCCCAGGATGTGCTCAAAGTTGCTCAGCGCCTTGTTGCGCGCCCGCTGGGGCTCGATGGCGTTGTCCACCATGCCCAGCGTCTGCCCGCGGCGGAAGAAGGCGAAGTACGGGATGATGGTGAAGCTGTCGTAGGGGCTCCACTCGTCGTGCAGCGGGGTGTCGCGCGTGGATGCCTGCCACTTCACCCGGCGCTGCATGGCCTTGGTCATCACGGCGCCAGCGGCGGTCTGCTGCGCGATCACCTCGGGCGTCAGGTTCTCGGCCAGCTTGCGGTCGCCGGTGCGAGGGTAGAACAGCACGCGCGACATCGTGCGAATCCAGCGCTGGCGCTCCACCACCCGGGCCCGGCGCACCTTGGCGTCGGTGTAGTAGGCGTCGAAGGCCCAGCCACGCATGCCGGGGTCAGCGAACTTACTGCGCTCGGCCCCGGTGTCGTCGTAGCTGCCCAGGTCTGCGTCGTCGGGCTTGGCCGCCATCACGGCGTCTGCGGCTTTCTGCCCGTAGTCGGCCGCGATCTCGTCCTCGGTCAGCCAGCGCGTGTAGATCACGTCGGCCCAGCCCTCGGGCTCGTAGGTCTTGCTGTCCGGGTCCGGGATCACGTCCATGGGGTCAGGGACCGTGATGCGGATGTTCCCGCTCATGTTCTTGTCGAAGTCCATGCGCACGTCGTAGTAGCCGCGCTGCTGGATCAGGCCGTCGCTGAAGACCTCGGTTTCCTTCCAGTGCAGGTGCGTCTGGTCCGCGATCTGCATGATGACCTTGCTGCGAATGTCAGCCTGCACCTGGTCGGCGTTGCCGCCGCGGGGGCGGAAGCTGATGCTCAGGCGGTTGCGGATCTGGTGGCCCACGGCCGCGTTGATGCTGGGCAGGATCTCGTTGAACTCGCGCGGACGGCGCTTCTGCGCGATCAGGGCCGCGGCTTCGTCGGCGTCCCACTGCCGGCCGCCACCCAGGTACATGCGCTCGCACAGCGCGGCCTGGAAGGTGTACGGGCGATGGCCGCGGGCCACCACGTAGGTGTAGCGGTCCCAGAGTTCATTGGCCAGATTGGTGTCGAGGGTCTTGTCCATCAGGTTCCCAGTGCAAGGGCAGGCGCTGCAACGCCTGGCAGTCGGTCACGGCGCCAGTCGGGCACCTCGTCACGCTTGGGCGCGATGTTCTCGGCGAAGGTCAGGCACAGCGCGTCGCCGCTGTCGGGGCTGGGGATGCCTTGGCGCCGCATCTCTTCCTTCGACATCAGCACCAGGCGCCGGCTGCTGTCGTAGTGGAACGGCACCGAAGTCAGGTCGGCCTGCAGCTGGTCGTCGTCCGGCAGCAGGCACGGGGAGTCCTTGAACCAGTCCAGGGCCCGGCCCCAGCACTCGGCGCGGCGGTTGACGTATTTCTCGTGCTCGTAGGCCTTGCCGCCGAAGTGGACGCGGTAGACGTTCCTGATCTGCATTTCGATCAGTCGGTCGGCCACGCCGGTGCCTACCCCGGTCACGTCGACCACGATGGCGTCCAGCGGCGTGCGCAACTCGCGCATTTCCTCGGCCAGCGCGGCCACAAGGCCCGCCACCTCCATGGTTCCTTTCTTGGAGAAGCGGCGCACCCAGTGCACTTTGCGGCCTTGGCGGTACACCAGCGCGGTCTTGTCGGTGCCGTACTCGGCGGGGTCCACGCCCAGGATGCGGGCGCCGCGGTCGAACATGGGCTTGGGCTTGCGCGCCTCGCTCACCAACTCCATGCCGATCAGGCCCTTCTCGGACCCGCGCATGAAAGCCATTTCGGGGGTCGCTGGGTACTCCTGGTTGAACAGGTTGATGTCGCCGCTGAAGTCGTCGGCGATCTTGGCTCGGCGCCAGGCCATCTGCCCGAGGGTCAGGCCGTAGGCGGATTGGTAGGCGGCCTCGTCCTGCGTCAGCGTGAAGTCGGCCGGCGCTTCCTTGGTGTAGCCGTCATCCCAGAACCAGGGCACGAAGACGGCGATGTACTCGCTCTCGCCGCGGACGGCCCGGGTCCACATTTGGTGGAACGGGTTGCCGATGCCGTTGCCGGTGCTCTCGAAGACTACCTCGGTACCGGGCTCGTCAGGGATGGTCTGCCCGATGCCGGCCATGTGGTCGGCGGCGTTGGGCCAGAAAGCCATCTCGGACCCGTGGAAGTACTGAGCCGTGGCGCTGCGGCCCGTGGCCTTGGCGCCCGCGGTGGCAACCTTGTAGCGGCTGTCCAGCACGTTGAACCAGAGCTCTTTGGCGTTCTCGGCAGCCGTCTGCGGGCGCAGCGCGGGCGGGCAGTGCTCGTGATACCGCTTGGTCATCCCGAACAGGTTGTCGGTGGCGGCCTGCTCGTGGGTCAGGATGAACGTGCTCTTGCCGAACTCCCCCGAGGTCAGCCAGTAGAACCGGCCGCCCAGGTAGGTGCTGGCGCCCTGCTGCCGGCCCTTCAAGACGATGGCCCGCACCTTGCCCGTCTCGCGCTTCTGCTTCTCCAGGGCGGCGTGAATGTGCTCCTGGGCCCGGTTCAGCTTGAACGGCACGACGGCGCCGCTCTTGGCCCGGATGCGCAGAGCCCGGGGCGCGTAGAACGCGAAGTCCTCGCGGAAGCGTCGCAGCAGGGCTTTGGCGTCGTCGTTCACTGCGCCAAGTCCCTCAGAAGCTGCTCGTAGCTGCTGGCTTGCTTGTCCTCTTCGGTGATCCCGTGGGCCTTGCGCTCCAGCGGCTGCAGCTTGTTCAGCGTGTCGGCCAGCTTCTGGATCGACGCCACGCGCTTGTGGATGTCGAGCATGTCCTTGACCGCGCGTCGGGCTTCGTCGATGTCGTCCGGCTCGGTGCTCTGCCCCTCGCTCACGATCTCGGCAAGGCGCTCCAGTTCATCGGCCTTGTGTGTCGCCAGCGTCAGTTCGGCCAGCATGTCCATCACCAGGGCCCGGGTCGCCCCGGCGTCGCGCTGGTGCTGCCTGATGATGTTGGCGTTGACCTCGGCAGCGGCCTGAATGGCGGTCTTGACCTTTTCTTGACCTTCCGAGACGGCGGCTTGACTTGGATCTTGACTTTCCTTGACCAGTTCGGCCATCAGGCGGGCGTTGGTTGCCTGCCTTACTACCTCGGTCAGATCCTTCTGCCAGCGGTCTTGGTCAAGGGCTTGATCTGCCTTGATCTTGCGGGACAGGGTGGCGGGGTTGGTGCCGTGCTTGGCCGCCAGTTCGACGTTGCTGAACTGGCCCGTGCGGTAGTCGCGCTCGACCGCTTCCCAGTCGATGCGCTGGCGCTTCTTGGGTGCGGACGAGGCTGTACCTGCAGACTTCTGTGCCATTCCGCCATTGGAACGGCCGGCGCCTGGCGGTTTGTGGGTGCTGGCGGCTACGTCTTGAGCTCGTCCAGGCCAAGCCATCCCAGGGGTGACGGGGCCTTGACCTCGAAGCCGTGCGCCATCAGGTAGGCGGCGGCCTTCTCCAGGCGGCTGGCTTCCTTGCGCTTGGCGGCTTCCTCAGCGACGCGGGCGCGCTGCTGGGGGAGCGTGTCGGTGCTGGCGTCGAACAGGGCCAGCTGGGTCTTGTACGGCAGCGGCGGCAGTAGGCACCGGCCTGCCTGGCGCTTGGACATCTGGGCGGGGCTGCCGATGTCGCAGTCTGCGCAGAAGTCAATGCGGGCGAAGACGGGGACCACCGTGCGCTGGGTGCGGATCTTGCGCCCGTCCACGGTGGTCCATTTTGCCGTGTCCTGGCGCCGCGTGATCTTCTCGCCGCTGACAACCTGGGTCACCAGATAGCTCTGCCACTCGGCCAGGGTGTCGAAACACTGAGGCTTGGGTGGCGGCTGGTGCTGGATCAGCCACATGACTTTCGTCTGTTTGGCCTTCTGAGGTTGGTCGGCGGGCATGGTTAG